AACTGCAATTAAAAGAAGTAATAGAAAAAAATCAAACCCCATGTTCAACTCCTTTTACATTATTATTTGAATCTCTAGTGACGCCAGCATTCTTATCTTCCTCTGCCTCGGTCATTGGTATAACTTGTAGTGGTTCATCTTCACTAGCATAGGTGTCTATATGCACATCTTCACACTCAACAGCCTCTTTTAGGTCTTGCCACTCATCATCATATTTGACTTTACCAATATATTGAGTCGTATCTGAATCATTATAATTAGCGTCAACCATATATGTTTCAACACCATCACTTGTTTGTGCTAAATCTTTTACAATCTTGCCGTGATCTAAACCACCAAAGTCTGTAAATTTAGTATCAGCCTCGTCTTTATCTTTTGCCAATACATCTTGTTCAACAACAAGCGTATAGTATGTTTTTTTTCTGTATAGATTTTTACCCACATCATTTTTAAATGTATAGCAATCTGTTTCAACTTTACTCATATTGTCCTCCTTGTAAATATATCGTTAATGCACCAGTAGATATTCCGACTAATGATAATACTGCACCGAGCAACCATTGATCTGCCTCTATGGCACCTGTTGCACCGATCATACTCATTAAAAATACTACTGCAAAAAATGTTGTTAAGTGTTCTCTCATGTTTCTCCTTTATTGTATTGTGTTGTATTTGTAATCTGTTCTAGTTCTATAATTTTTTGTTAAGTCAGGATCAAAGTCTTTTCTAAAACCTTGTCTTTCATATTGTTGACCGAAGTCATTCCATAAATCTTTAGCATTCATTGTATCTTTGGCACTATCACCAAACACATCTTCATAAGTCTGGTAATACTCATCAGGATAAACAATCTCAATACCAGTAGTGCCTGTAAAATTAGTAGCGTCTTCTTTGTATTGTTTATCTAAAATATCTTTCATCTTTAATAATTGTTTTCTGTAATATTTTAACTTCTCAATAGGAACATTTTTGTATATAGAATAACCTATAAAGAAATTAGGGTCATGTTGATCCTCTGAATCAATATACTCTCTTTTATAAACTACACTAAAACTTTTAAAATATTCACTCATTATTTTCCTCTCTTGTTATAATCAAAATATTTTACAACACCTTCAACATAACCAATCTTTCTTTGGTTGATTGTAGGATCAATAAACATTGTATTGGCGTCACCTTGTTTGTAACCTTTCTTATGTGATAAAGTTATATGAGCGTCACCCTTGTCATGTCTTTTTAAATATTTGTCTGTATTAATATCAATCATTTTGCCAACCCATAAAGCGTCAATAGCATTGTTTGATCTATAACCTTCAATCATAGCACCGACTTTATGACCTACTAATTTTTTGTATTTGTTGTAAATTCTTTTTGTAGGTTTATATGCAAGTGTAATGTGATCTGATACTACAATAGGAAATGTTGCCTTTGTAGATACAAGTTTTGAGTCTTGTTTTGTCAATTGCACAGCAAAGTAACCATTCATATTCATTAAGCAGCCTCTTTTAATAAGTTAATTCTAGCAAGTGGGTCATCACCAAACTTCCAACCTTTAGGCATAGTAGTTCTTAACCCTAATTTAATATCTAAATATTCTGCCTGTTTTTCTGTAATATTAACAACAATCAAATTCTTTTTTAACATATCAACTATTTGATCATCTGTATCACCATCTTTAATCATTGTATAAACTTTATCTCTTAACATTGTGCAAGGAACAGCATGTTCTCTATGGTTGTTTTTTACAGGATCATTTTTAACAACATAATAATCTAAATCATCAAAAACGGTTCTGTTAAGCAATTTTTTAACATTCAATCTAGCATAACCTCTAGCAGCATTTACAATACCATATAAAGCATTGTCATAAGATTCTAAATCAGGTTTATCTGTAATACCTTTAACATCTTCTAAAGCAACAGCAAGTTCTAACCATTCGTTAATATTTTTAAATTCAGCAGTAGCACACATTTTATCAATTGATAAAGTGTCACCGATTTTAAAACCTTTTTCAATCATATAAGTTTTGATCTTATCTAAATCTTTGTGTTTGTAAGCAGTTCTAATCTGTTTATAGTTATTGAAATATTTGATCTCGTGTTTAACTTGACCGTTTTTTAATTTAATGAATAATAAATTACTTTTGATTTGTTTGTTTAAAATATAGCCGTGTTCTTTAACTATATCTTTGTAGTTAATATAATCTTGGTGTATTTGGTTTATCATGTTGTTTTTCTCTCTCATATACTAATATACTATCATAAAAGAGGTAAATAGTCAAGCACAAAAACCCTATATTTTATGCGACTTTTAGTATATTATATGAGAACAAAACAAGAACATTTACAGATTCGCCCCATATTTCGCAATATAATATGAATCTACAATGTCGGTTACTGGATTATTGAGTTTGGATAGGTCAAGTCTATTGACTAAATCAATGCCTGTATCTGCGATAAACTGATCATACATCTTTTGTTTATCTGCATTGCCTTTACCTGTAGCATTCTTTTTGATTTGCCCAGGCACTATTACTTGAAATCGTTTATTGAGTTTATAGAGTTTATGTTTAAGGGTTCCCATATTCTCTGCTAGGTTGAATACTAGACCCTTTGATCCATATGAGTATCCTTCTATAAAAATATTACCAATAGTAGTATCAATAATAGAAAGCGCCCAATTCGATATTTGGTCGTGTCGTTGTTGCTCGGAGGTATAGGGTAGATGTAGTCTGCCATTTATATTACCAAAGTCACCTTCATATTTTTTCACATTCGTTAAATAATATATCTTACAATTATCAAACTTGAAGTCACCTCTACATACACATATAGCGGGACTACTTAAACTATAATCAATTCCAATTATCTTCTTCTTCTTCATTCTCAAAAATCGCATCCTCTTCATCTATTGAAGTATCGAACCCACAGAAAGGACAAGTGTTGGGTTCTGCGTCTTCGTCTTTCCACTTTACCCAATACCCTACATCACAATTCTTACAGGATATGTATATCTTTTTATCGTTATCGTCTGCCATTAGAGTTTGAAAGTTTTAAATTGATCTTTTTTAACATCTTGTTTTACGCCACCTATTACATAACTTTCTATTTCAGTTTCTTGTGGTGCGTTTTGAAGTGATCTACTATTAAACCAATGTTGAGTCCAAGGTAATGGATTGTTTGCACTTGATTGTTCATACTTTTGCTCTAATCCTATTACTCTCATTCGTCTATTTGCAATATACTCTACATATTGATGTAATAGTTTTTCTGAAAGGCCGATCATTGATCCTTTAGAAAATAGATAACTTGCCCAATCTTTTTCTTGCTGAACAGCGTCATCATAGATTTTATAAACATCTTTTTGTGTATCTTTAATTACCTTATTCATCACCTTATCATTCTCTTTTGTAAGATACGCTTTAATTATTTGTTGCGACATTGCAAGGTGTTGTGATTCATCTCTTGCAATTAGTGATAATATTTTTGCACTACCTTCCATAAGTTTTAATTCACCAAAAGCAAATGAACAAGCAAACGATACATAGAATCTTAAACCTTCTAATACATTGACCGTCACTAATGCAAGCCATAATGCTTTCTTTAACTCATACATATCAACAGACTTTGGATCTAATTGATATTTGTAACCTAGATTGATTAGTTTATCATATGCCTCGGTTACTGCTTTTGATCTTTCTTCTATCTTTTTATCTTCAATAATAGTATCAAAAACATCTGCTGGATTAGCATATAAGTTTTTGATGATGTATGTATAACTTCTACTATGAATTGTTTCCATAAAATCCCATGCAACAATGGCACCTTCTAATTCAGGATTTGTGCAAAATGGTAAGAAAGCAAGACATGGTCCTCTACCTTGAACACTATCTAACATAGTTTGATATTTAAGATTAGAAGTAAATATAAATTTCTGTGCTTCTGATAATTGAGCATAGTCGTTTCTATCTTTTTGTAAAGATACTTCTTCTGGTCGCCAGAAGAAACCTAGTTGCTGTTGTGCTAATCTATCAAATATAGGATACTTCATTGTATCATATCTTTGAACAGCAAGGTCTTCACCAAAGAATAGTGGTTGTTTTAATGTGTCTAAACCTTTTGCTTTATTAAATACCGTTTTCATTAAATTGTGCAAGATTCACAATTCTCTTGTGAATCACCTTCTACTTTCTTTTCTTCAGGAACATTGTCTTGCCAACCGATAGGATGACTTGGTTCGTCAACATCTTTTTTACTATCATATGTGTTTTGATAATAACTTGTTTTCCAACCGTATTTGTAAGTTTGTAATAAGTCTTGAGCCATCACACTTACTGGCACCTGACCATCATTATAATTTTCAGGATTGTATGACCAGTTACCTGATATTGCCTGGTCAAAATATTTCTGCATTACAGAAACTATATTTATATATCCTTCGTTCCCTTTCATGTCCCATAACAATGTATAATTATTTTTTAATTTACTATACTCTGGAACTATTTGTTTTAAAGGGCCTTTTTTAGACTTTTTAACACTTATAAAATCTCTTGGTGGTTCTATGCCATTTGTCGCATTTGAAACAACACTTGACGATTCACTAGGCATTTGTGCCGATAGTGTTGAGTGTCTTAAACCATGTTTCTTAATCTCACCTCTTAACCATTCCCAATCGTAAGTGTATTCTCTTTTTACAATTTCATCTACATCTTTTTTATATGTATCAATAGGTAGAATACCATCTGCATATTTTGTTCTATCAAAATAAGCACACTTACCTTTTTCTTTTGCAAGTTCATTACTAGCAGTTAATAGATAAAATTGAAATGCTTCTGTAAGTTTATCTACTTGTCGCCATGCAAGTTTCTGATCATACTTATAACCTTTCTTTGCAAGGTAATGAGCAAGACCTATATAACCAATACCTAATGATCTTCTTGCCTTTGTAGATTTTTCAGCAGCGTCAATAGGATATTTCTGATGGTCTATAATCTCGTCTAATGCTCTTACAGCAAGATCACATAGTGGTTCTAATTCTTCTCTTTTGTTTATCTTACCAACATTGATGGCAGATAAAATGCATAAAGCAATTTCACCTTCACCATCAATATGTTGGATTGGAGTGGTTGGTAATGTTATTTCCTGACATAGGTTACTCATTGTAACCGTATCTTTAAAAGATGAGTGAGTATTACAATGGTCAATATTCATTATATAGATACGACCTGTTTCTGCTCTTTCTTTTAAAATGTCAAAAAATAATTCTTGTGCGTTGATCTTTGTTTTCTTTACAGATGTTTTTCTTTCTGCCTTCTCGTAAAGATCATCAAACGATTCTGTTCCCCATGCTTCATATAACTCTGGCACCTCGTGTGGACTGAATAGAGTTATATCTTCATTCTTAATAAATCTTTCATAGAATAGTTTTGACAATTGTATTGAGTAATCTAATTTTCTTACTCTATTGTCTTCACTACCTTTATTGTTTTTTAGAACAATGATGTCCTCTATTTCTTGGTGCCAAATAGGGAAGTGCACCGTAGCTGATCCGCCTCGGACTCCGTTTTGAGTGCAGCACTTAACGGTAGCTTCAAATTTTTTAAGAAAAGGAATAACACCCGTATGTTGCACCTCACCGCCTCTAATACGGCTGTTGATACCTCGGATCCTTCCTGCGTTAATTCCGATGCCAGCCCTTTGGGCAACATAACGCCCAACAGCCATGTCACTACTGAAGATACTAGGTAGAGTATCGTCAATGTCAACAAGGACACAAGAAGCATACTGCTTAAGAGGGGTCCTGACACCAGCCATAACAGGCGTCGGAATGTTGATCTTAAAAGTTGATACAGCGTCATAATATTTTTTAACATATGACATTCTCCTTTCTTTTGGATATTTTGCAAATAGTGTAGCCGCAATCATCATATACATAAATTGTGGTGTTTCATAGATCACATTTGTTGATCTATCTTGCACCAGGTATTTGTCTAATACTTGTCTTAATCCTGCATATGTGAAATCGTAATCTCTAT